GGTCTTCGGACTCATACCAGTCGCGGGGTCGGTTATTGGCTCGTCGCACTCGGGCGTGGACGGAGCATCCTCCACGGCTGGGGGGCAATGGAGCATCCCGCCTACGAAGGCGGGGGCCACCGACATCGACCTGATCGACATGGGGGAAGGCAGCCAGGGCAATTGGGCTTCTGGTCGTGCGGCAACAGGGCCATCCCCAGAGGCCAGCGAGTTCTGGGCAGCGTGGCTCGGCAACTCCTTGTTCTTCAGGGCGGGCGGCGGCAATCCACTTGTCACCGATCCAGATTCAGCCGCGCCTCCAGCTACGCCGAGCAACAACTGGAACTGCTCCCATGTGGATCACTACGCATTCTGCGCGTACCCCGTCATCAACACGGGGGTCGGTGTGGACCTCTACCTGGAACTCTGGCAGGTGAAGTTCTCGGGCGGTGGCTCAACGGATGGTACGGCTCGGAGACTCATCAAGCAGGTCGTCGATAACGGAGCGAATCAGATAGACTTCTCGCTGCCGTACTTCCTGCGCGTGACTTGCGACAACGATGCAACTCCAGATCCGCACATCAACGCCTACATCGGGCAGTACAAGCAGAGTGGTGCAGCGAACCTCGCCGAGGCCCAATGCTTCAAGGACGGCGTGTTCGGCAACAACACCTACACGGTCGGCACGGATGTGACACACAACTCGACCACCGGGGATGTCGAGGACGCCAATGCTGACAAGATCACGGCGTTCGCAGACAAGACCTTCGGCTGGGGTATGGGCCGCGACCGCTCCATCAACATTGCGCCGAGGCTGAATAACAACGCCAGCTACACCGGGACACCGCAGCTTGCAAACGCCGTCGAGGGTGTTTACTCCGTCGAGATCAAGGACATCAGCGCGGGCACGGTTCTATACCGCGACGAGTTCGCTCGGTGCGTGGGCGGTGGTGGAGCGGGCGGCGGCGCTGGTGGAGTGGGTAGTGGTGTATTCGCGAAGATCACAGGCTTCTTCGGCCAGACTGGAACTCAGGCCAACGGGATGTTCGCTTGGGACGGCTACGCTGCGTACTCGGGTGCGCTCGCATCTCAGATACGGCGGCTGATGCTGTGGACGGACAGCCAGACGGACACGACCGCAGCCAATGACTTCGTGACGCTGGACTTCAACGGCACGGGTGGGCCGCCGGGTGACATCTATGCGACGAATGTGATTCGCCAATGCGCGTACAACCGCCCATCTTCGCAGTTCTATAACCACCACCGGAGCATCGAGTTCAAGCCAGGAGCGGAAGACGATGCTGCTGCCTCGCTCAACGCCTACGAAGTGGGCATATCCGTGCGCGGTTACAATACCGGAGCCTCCTTCAGTACCCTCGTCTGTTATCTGTACTGGACAACGGCACTCGATGACACGCCGACCTACGCCGAGATCGTCATAGCGGATCGAGGCATGGCCTACGACGACCCGTGGTATAACAACTCACAAACGACGAGGATCGCTCGGCGTCGATGGACTTCAGCGGGGACAGGGACCGACCACCTCATCGCCGATTTCAACTCCACCTACGACATCTACGACGGCAGCTACCACACGCTCGACTTCCGCGCCGAGACGTACCCTAGCGCGACTTCTCCTGAAGCGGCGGCCTTGTACCATGTCACGCTTGATGGCGCGGCTCTCGAACTCGACGACTCTGCCTCGCCCGTCCAGAGTGCTACAGGTACGCCGTTCGCTGTTACGCATCCTGGGCCGACACACTATAGAGGCTTCCATGAGGGGTTCCACTTCGCTTCGTGGCTGCCTGAGTATTCCGGGGCCACGCAGCAGTTCGTCCCGATGAAGTTCAAGAACTGGGTCGAAGGCACTCTCACCGCCGACCCCGTTGATGACGACCCTGACTCCCAGGCGTCGATCCCCGTCAGCGGAGAAGGGACCGCTGTTGGCTCCCTGAATGCAGTCTCCGGTGCGCTCGCGATCTCGGGCAGCGGCGTGTGGGATGTCGAGGTCGCCGTCACGGTAGACAGTACCCAGTCGATCTATCGGGTGCCGTTCGCATCGGGTCATACCTACACGAGCCCATCCACCTCCAAGCCTCGCCGCCGCTGGCGTGTCACGGTCAAGGCCGCAGACCTCGCACTCTTCCAGTCGCTTCAGGCATTCTTCAATAGCCACAACGGCCCTGAGATCCCCTTCGATTTCGTGGTGCCCGTGCCCCTTACGGAGACGACCAAGGAAACAGTCGCGGGGTGGTTCAGCGAAGACACTTTGCAGAGCCAGGAGATCGGGCCGCAGGTCTACGACATATCGTTCACCGTTGAAGAGAGGCTCGTCGCATGAGCCCACAAGGAGGAGTCGATGCGTTCTTCATGCTTGAGAAGAACCTGCTCGCCACCGGGCAGCAATGGGTGTGGCTCTACGAGATCGGAGTCCCGACAGACCCGCCGACTCGCTACCGCTTTGTACGCACCCCGGAGGCCGTCACCTTCCGGGGGAATGTATACTCCCCCTTCCCCATCGTTCACTCGGTCATGCGCGAAACGAACGCCGGGGATCTCCCGTCGATCACCATGACGGCCTCGAACGTCTCGCGGGAGATCATCGGCACCCTAGAATCTCATGGCGGGCTCATCGACCAGCCCGTTCGGATTATCCTCACCAATATGGGGGCACTCTCCACCGACAGAGCCATCTTGGAGCATGACTTCAAGATTCTCACCATGACGGTGACTGGAGAAGCGGCAGCCGCCCAGCTTGGCGACATATCTCTCTACGAAACAAACTTCCCAGACCAGCGCATGATGCGACACGCCTGCCGTCATCAGTACCGCTCCTCGGGGTGTGGGTATTCGGTGGACTCGGCAGACGCGAACTACCTCTCTGGGTGTGACAAGACTCTCGACGGCGCGAACGGTTGCGAGGTTCACGGCGCATCGGAGACTGCTGCTGGGGCCACGGTCATCCACCCGGATCGCTTCGGTGGATTCCCTGGAATCCCCACCCCGACCACGGGAGGTTCGATCTGATGGTCAAGTGGCACGACTTACTGGGGACGCCTTGGAGGCTTCACGGGGTTGACGGGTCGGGTATGGACTGCTCGACCGTGGCCGAGGAAGTTCTGCGCCGAACAGGCGCGACCCCTCCCTCTACCAACCCCTTCCGCATGGCTTCGAGCGCGGGAGAGAATGACGAGATGGCCTCCTACTTCGGCTACCTGGAAGACGAGTTTGATTGCATAGGAAGGACCGCCGCAGATGCTAGACAGAATGGCGACATCGTTCTCGCGGAGGACGAGAATGGCATCGCTCGCCACCTCTACATTCTGGTGGAGTCGGAGCGTGGGACATTCCTCACCGCTTCGCACAACCACGGGGTCGTCGCCATTCGCCGCCACATGATCGGCGAAGTGACGGGCGTGTACCGCTTGAAGGAGCAGTCCGAATGATCAGCCTCATCATCTACGAGGACATCTTCGATCCGACACGCAGGCAGCAGGAGCCTGTTCCGTATTCACCCGGTGCGCGGGTTTCCGATGTGACGCCTGAATGTCTGGGCAGCCCGGTCGTGGCGTGGCACAACGGCAAGCTCGTTGTGGATGATGATCCGCTCCTGAGCGATGGCGACTTCGTTCACGTCGCCACGCCTCCGACTGGCCCTGCGATCCCCTACATCGTCATGGCAATCGTCGTCGCGGCGGTCACGGGCGCAATCGTCAAGTCGTTGATGCCCAAAGAGGATCAGGTCGAAGACAACCTCGGCTCGGCCACATACGGATACTACGGTTTCAGGAACGCCTACAGACCTGAAGGCGACCCGCTCCCCGTGGTGTACGGCACGATGCGCGTGGCGGCTCCGTGCATCAACCAGAGCGTGACGGGGACGCACTCATTCGCCAGCAATGGTGCGTCATTCGTTCAGGGCAGGTCGGAGAATCTGCACTCGATGTATGCGCTCAGTCACGGCCCGATTCTTGGGCTCGGCGAGTTCCAGGCAGACGTCTTCGACACCGCGACCTTCTCCACCGTGACGGACTACCAGGGGTATCTCGCAGACAAGATCGGATTGCAGATCAACGGCATCGACGGGAAGCACATCGCCGTTGTCCTTGAGTGGCGAACTGGAGGAAACACTCAGGAGCCGATCCAGGGATTGCTCGGCGCAGGCAGTCTCCCTGTCACCGATGCGGGTGTGACCTACGATCTAGCCTTCGTCATTCTCTACGGCACAGAAGACATCGACAAGGGCGACTACCCGCCGGGAACCGTAACCTACGCGAACAGGATCGTGGAAGCCGACGCTACGCAGTACATCTCCCAGTTCCTCGGGACGAAGGCCGACATCTGCAACGTGCAAGCTCTCTGGGCCAAGGGCCTCTTCAACCAAAACAGCAACGGGGGGTACATCAACCAGAGTGCAATAGTTCGCATCCAGTACTGGAAGACAGACGCCACGGATACGGTGACAGGGAGCGTGGTGATTCTGCCGGAGGTGAAGGTGACGGCGAACAACAGTTCCCCCTTCTCCGTCGATGTCCCGTTCACGCTCACCGATCCCGATACCTACATCGCGCCGATCCAGCAGGGGTATGCGTGGACGATGAGCGACACCAACGACAGGGTGTATTCGCAGAATGCTACGGGCATGGCGACCAAGTTCCGGTGCGGCAGCAGCGGGTTTGATACAGACCTCCAGTTCACCCTCGCCTGTTGGTTCCGTCTTCTTTCGCCGAAGTACGCATGGAACACTTGGCTGCTATCGTGGTCGAACGCCGAAGACAGCATCTCAGCGCAGGATCGGTACTGGACGGGGTTCGGGCATAACAACACTCCCAGTGCCTTCTCGAACAATGAGGCGTTCCTGGGAGTCTGTATCCGAATAGACCCGACTGGCATCATTAGGGGAACCAAGAACGATGTGTTTCTCGTCGTGTACTCATCGGAGAAGCGCAACAGCAAGAGTGCGACGAGTTGGTGGCGATCGGAATACCCGATCGGCAATATCAGCAACATGAACGACTCGCT